CTGAATTAACAACTATGCAAAAAAACTTAATTAAAATTGCACCAGGTGAAGTTGTTAAATCTTTATTAACACCACCTCAAACTACAGAAGTTGGAACAAGATTACTTACTGATGCTGAAAAAAAACAAGAAGGTTTTGATTTAACAGATGTTGTTCAAATAGATGCAAAAGGAAACAGAAAAGTTTTAAAATCTATCCCTGCAGGAGAAAAAGCAAAAGCTGCAACTAGAAAAACAGTTTTATCAAGTATTGATAAAATAGTTAAAGATGTTGATAAAGTAGGAACAGGTTTTTTTGAAGCAAGATTTAAAGGATTATCTACTCCTTTCAGTCCAACACAAGCAAAATTTAGAGCTGATACAAAACAGTTAGAATTAAATGTAATTAAAGCACTTAGAGGAGCTCAAGTATCTGCAGCTGAAGAAGACAACGTAAGACAAATTTTACCTCAAGTTACTGATAGTGAAACAACATTTAAAGCAAAAGCTAAAAGTTTAAGAGAGTATTTACAAGAATTAGATACAAGAATTGAAGGTGGTGTTATTACAAAAGAATCACAAGTTCTACAAAAAGAACCTAGAGAAAAAGAAGATGAATATACTGGAAAAATAGGTGCTGATGGAATCTATGATGTAACTGGAGGATAAATGGGAGTCATTACAGTTAGAAATTTAGGTCAAGTAAGAATAGCAGGTGATACTCCTACTAAACAAGAAATACAAAGAATTGGCTCTTTAATAAAAACTAAAAAAGAAAAATCAGAAAGACGATCTCTACCAGGTATTGTTGATGATATAGATATAGCAGAAGGTAACGAAAGAACCGAAGCTATCGAAAATTATTTAAAATCAAAAGAGTTTGCCAGACTAGCAACAGAGGTAGGTTTTGCTGTTGGTGGTGCTATGACAGGTGGTACTTTAGCTGCTGCAAGATTAGTTCTAAGACCAGCATTACAAACTTTATATAGATCATTAGGTGCAGGTTTTGGACAAGCAACAGGTGCAGGTATTGCATCAACTACATTTGATCCTAAAGAAGAATTAGCAAAAGATGTATTAAGAGCATTTGCACAAGGTTCAACATTTGAGGCTGTAGGTGCAGCTGTTCCTGCAATAATAAGTAAAGTTAAATTAAGAGGAATAAAAACTACAAAAGAAGCTGATGAAGCTGAACAAATAATTAAATCTCAAAAAGAAGAATTAAGTAAAGTTTCCAAATTAGATGATGAATTAGCAACTGCTTTAAAAGAAGGTCAGTTGACACCTGGACTACAAACAGAAAATAGATTTATAGATATTGCAGAAAACGTAACTGAAAAATCTTTATTTGGTGGTGGTAAATTAATAAAAGCTAGAAAAGGTGCTGAAACATTAACTAATAAATTTTTAGATGATTATATTGCTAACTATGGAGATATAACAAGAAGTGATTATGGTGATTTATTACAAAGAGCAATTACTGGAAATGTTGATGAATGGAAGATAGCTGCAAAAGGTGCATATCAAGCATTAGATGATAAATTAAGAGTTGTATCTGGTGGTGCAAGAGTAGATATAACTGATATAAAAAAATCAGCACAGAAACTTTTAGATGAAGCTAAACCTACTGCAAAACTACAACCAGATGCTTTAAAAATTCCAAGAACTATTTTAGATCAAGATGATTTTGTTCCATTTTCTACAGCTAATGCTATTCGATCACAATTTTTAGGAGTTACTAGATCAACTAATGAATTAATATCTGGTCAATCACAAAGATATGCTGCTACTTTAGCAAAAGAAATAACTGAAACTTTAGATGATGTTGGTAAATCAAATTTAAGTCCAAGTGTTAGAGAAGCATATACAAAAGCACAAAAAATATGGAGAGATGGATCTGAAGTATTTAATACTAAATTAATAAATAAATTAATTAGAGATGATCCTGAACAAGTATTTAAAACTTTAATTAAACCTGAAAGACCAAGTACAGTACAAAAAGTATTTAAAGCTATTAATAAAACAAAAGATGAAGCTGTTAAAAAAGATTTAAAAGATAGTCTTAAAGGTGCTTTTTTGTTTGATCTAAAGTCTGAATCTATAAAAAGATATGACACTTTGAAAGGAGATTACTTACTTAAAAATTTAAACAAATATGGTGATTCTGTATTAAATGAATTATTTACACCTGCTGAACTAGCTAATGTAAGAGGTTTGTTAAAATCATTAAAAGTAGCTCAACAAAAAACAGTTGGTGAAGGAGTGCCTGGAGGTGTATTTATTCAATTAACTCAAGCTGGTGCTTTACTTGGTTTAGGAACAGGTATGTTTACTTTACCTTCTGCTGCTATATTATTAACACCAAAAATTATATCTAGTCTTTTTACAAATCCTAAATTTGTTAATTTATTAAAACAAGGTTTTGCTTTAAAACCTGGCGATCCTAAATATTATAGATGGTCAACAAGATTTATAAATGCTATGGTTACTGAAGGACTAATAGATAAAGATGAAGCAGATGATGCTTTAGATGAATTAGAAAGCACAAGATAATATTATGCCAAGAAAATCTGCAACAGAAGTAAAGATTGATTTTTTAGTCAAAGAAGTAAAGGAACTTAAAAGTGAAACTAAATCACTTAGAGCAGACATTAACAAGGGAAAGGGTGCTATATGGATATTATTAATTATAGCAGGATTAATAACAAGTGGTTATAATTATTTAAAATAATTATTTTGAAATCAGATAAACAAACAATCTCTGATAGACAAAAAAAAACATCAATTAAAGGAACTGTAGGAGAATATGAAGCAATAGCAAAGCTGACTAAAGAAGGCTATTTTGTTGCCAAAAGTGTAGATCCAGCCTGTCCATTTGACATTGTAATCGTAGATAGAAATGGTAAAATACAATTAATAGACATAAAAACAATTACCTATTATAAAAATTTAAAAGGTAAGAGTCTTAAAGATAAACCTAAAGGCTCATATAAAATTCACAGAAGTCCTACAAAAAAACAAAAAAGGTTAGGCATAAAGTTAATGATGGTAGATTATGATTGATAATATTATTTATAGATTTTTTGGAATGATAGATAATTTTTTTGGTTATCTATTTGATAAGTTTATATCTGACGATCCTAAACTTAAAAAGAAGAAAAAAAAATGAGAGATACTAAAGTTTTAGAAAAGTTTAATAAAGATAGTTATGATAAATGGAAAGAAATGCAACTTTTTATAAATCTTAAAAAAGAAGTAAATCATGGTGCAAATGGCACTAAAGAATATGTAATTAAAAAAGGTATTAACAAAGGCAAAGTAGCTAAATAATTTATGAGGATAAGCATGAACTATTACTTTACAGGTATGTTGATTTTAGGTTTTGTATTCTTAGCACTTTGTGTGAAACCAATATGAAAAATAAACCATTAGATATATCAGAATCGGCAGCTGTGCAAATGCCGATGAAGACAGTAGCTAGTCTTATATTTCTTGTAGCAATGGGTGTGTTTGCATATACAGAATTAACTTCCAGGTTAGTATCTTTAGAAACATCAAGAGAATTATTTGAAAATGATTTGCTCAAAAAATCTGAACAAGTACCTGTGGATCAAGAGCAACATTTTTTATTGGAAGATCTTTATAAGTCCGTAGAGAAGATGGAAGAGACTCAAGAGATGAACATGACTAACAAAGTAAATATAGAGTTTTTAAGAGATCAATTAGAAAAAGCATTAAAAGATATTGAGGATTTAAAGGATAAAGTTAGAGCTAACGGAAATGGAGCTCACTAATGGAGTTGATTATAGCCTTACTTATGATTGTAAATGGAGAGATTAAAGAACACAGAATACAAGAATCTATGTCTGATTGTTTAAAAGGAAAAAGGGTTGCAATGAGATCCAATAAGAATAATAATATTCAATACCAATGTATTAAGTCAATGGCTGAATTAGAATCAAATATAGATGGATCAAAGTCAATTAAGAAACTAATACTAGAATAAAGGAGTAAATTATGTGGTTAAACTTAGCAGCTAAATTAGTTCCAGGTATGATTAAGACTGGAATGTCTATTGCATCCAATAGAAGAAAAGTAAAAGAATTACAATCAGTTGCAGAAATGCGTCATGCAGAGAAGATGGCTTCTGGAGAAATTGAATGGAAACAACAACAAATTTCTGCTCAGAAAAATGATTTAAAAGATGAATTCGTTTTGATTTTAATCTCAATCCCCCTGTTGATCGCAGGATGGGGAGTTTTTTCAGAAGATGAACAGATTATTGCAAAGCTAGATACTTTTTTTGAGCAAATAAATAATTTTCCCCTTTGGTTGCAGGGATTAATTGTAGGAGGTTATTCTACAGTTCTAGGTATTAAAGGTGTTTCTACATTTAAAAAGAAATAATGTCAGACAGTTTAGAAATAATAAACGAATATAAGGAACAGGTTAGAATATTAAAGCAAGAGGTCGCAGAGCTTCAAGATTCTTCCAAGTCCAAAGATAGTGCTAATAAAAGGTGCTTACAAAAACTTGAACATCTATCTAAAGATTTAGAAGATGCTAACAAAACTATTAAGGATTTAAAAGAAACAAATAAGATGATGTTGGAACACCCTTAATGAAATTTGTTTTAGTCATGTTGTTATGTAGTAATGTTTCTGGTAATTCTTGTAAACCTTTTGAACCAGAATATTACACATTTAAAAGTTACCATGAATGTGCTAGATATGGTTATAGTTATTCATCTGAACTAATGGAAAACTTTAGTAAAAAATTTATTGATGAATATAGAGCATACATTGTTTTTTCTTGTAGAGAACAGACACAAACTTAATGTGGTGTGTTATTTGGAAAAATGATAATAATATCTATAGTATGTTTACTAATGTTATCTTTGAGTCTGAGAAAAAAGCTATAGAATTTAAAGATAAACAAAAGTTTATGCGTAAAAAACATGATTGCAGAGCAGTCAAATATGAATATAAATATTTTAACGGAGTAAATGAAAATGAAATTAACTGAAAACTTTAGCTTGAAAGAGATGACACAATCTCAAACAGCTCTTAAAAACAATATAGATAATGAACCTAATGCAGAGCAAATAGAGAACCTAAGACAACTTTGCCAGACCATCTTACAACCTATTAGAGAGGACTTTCAACTACCAATTAAGATTACCTCTGGTTTTAGATCACCTGAATTATGTAAAATTTTAGGATCAAAATCTACCTCACAACATTGTGCTAATGAATGTGCAGCAGCAGACTTTGAAATACCTGGTGTAGATAATAAAAAAGTATTTAAACATATTATTGAGAACTTACCATTTGACCAAATTATTTTAGAATATTATGATGATTCAGATATAAATTCTGGATGGATTCATGTGTCTTGGTCGCCAAATCCTAGAGGTCAAGCTCTTACTAAAGATAAAGAAGGCTATAAGACATGGCAATAAACAAGTCTAAAATGAAATGCAACAGACCTAAAAGGCAAATCTCAGGTGGCAAAAAGTTTGTTGTAAAGGCTTGTAAAGGTGGCAAAGAAAAGATAATTAGATATGGGGATGCAAATATGACTATTAAGAAGTCTAACCCTGCTAGACGAAAAAGTTTTAGAGCTAGACATAAATGTGCTACTGCTAAAGATGTATTTTCTGCTAGATATTGGTCTTGCAAAAAATGGTAACAATAGGAGATAAATTATGTATATGAAGAAGAAAAAAGATAAAAAGAAAAAAAATAAAAAGAAAACTAAAAAGAAAAAATATTAACAATTAGGAGTAACTGCTAGTCAGTTGGGAATGTTGGAGGGTTAAAAAATTATGCCTAAAGGTAAAAACAAAAAATATAGTAAAAAACAAATGAAGATAGCTAGAATGGCTGCACCATTTGATAAAATAACTGGTGCTGATTTTGCTAAACTTAAAAAGAAGAAAAAGAGAAAAGTATGATGAAATCAATTAAACCACCAAAAGGCTTTCATTGGATGAAATCTGGTAAAGGATATAAGCTAATGAAAGGTACTTACAAACCACATAAAGGAGCTGTTAAAACTGCTAAGTTTGCAGTACAAAAAAGACATGGCTAAATTGTGTGCAAAAGGAAAAGCAGCTGCCAAAAGAAAATTTAAAGTATATCCTTCGGCCTATGCTAATATGTATGCTAGTGGTGTATGTTCAGGTAGAATAAAACCTAAAAAGAAAAAGAAAAAGAAATGAGTTTAAGAAAATGGACATCAGAGAAATGGGTGGACATTGCTAATCCCAAAAAAGGTGGTGGTTTTCCGCCATGTGGAAGATCAAAGGGTGAGAAAAGAAAGAACTATCCTAAGTGCGTAAAGTCATCTAAAGCTAGATCCATGACTGCAAGTCAAAGGAGAGCAGCAGTTTCAAGAAAAAAGAAAGCTGAAAGAAAATCAAGAAAAGGTAAGAAACCTAATTATGCCAAGACTTAATAAGACTTGGGTTAGGAAAGAAAAAATAGTTGATGTAGGCAAATGTAAATATTGCAATCAATCAATGACCTCAGAAGATTCATTTATTCCAATTGGTAAAATAATAAGAAATAAGTATATTTATAAAAACTCTCACTACGATTGCGTTAAAGAAAACGATGCTAAACCTAAAACTAATTTTGATTGGTAACTAATATCCCCAAAATTTCTTAGCATTATTTAAATAATTTTCATCAGCATCATTATTCCAAAACATGTGTGTAAAGTCTGGTTGGATATAATCTTTAAGAACTTTTGGATCATTACTGATCTTCATTAAGTTCTGTCTTACTTTAGCTCTTTGTATTATTCTAGGTATTCTTTTCTTAATATTCTCAGGTTTAAGTTCATCACAATTATCTGCATGATAAACTCTAAATTCTTTTTCATTTACATAACAAAGATAAACTGGAACTTCAAATACCGACCAATAAAAATCTATTTGGAGTAAATTATAGGGTGAAGGCTTGTCAGGTAATTTACCTGGAAACCAAGACCTAGTACCATCTTTCTTGACAATCCCCCTTCTTGGCATCTTACATTTATCTTCAATAATAACCTTGTCGCCTTTTAAATCTATGTAACCATGAACAGGAATATTGATACCATCAAACCATTTAAAGGCTTCTATCTCTGGCTTACAAGACTCCCAACCTGGTATTGATTGATGAGCTTTATGACAATTAGCAATCATAGATGGAACTATACTTTTATAATGACTTAACTTTTCTTGGTCATCAGGTGTAAGTGCAACTAATTTATCTAGCTTTTCTTGAACAGAAACAAACATTATTTAGTACCTAATGTTTTTTGATGCTCTTTGTAAAAGTTATCTCTTTCTTTTTCGTAAGCTATATTAAATTCTTCTGCAACTTTATCTATTTCATTGTAGTCATCTAAAAAATAACTTAATGGTTTTTTTAAAAATTTACTTATTTTGACTAAATTTACTAAAGGTATTCTGTTTTCACCTTTTTCATATTTACCTATTTGTTGATATGTATTCTTTAGAGCTTTAGCAACTTTAGTTAATGGAATAATAGTTTCTTTACCAGTAAATTCATTAACCTTAGTTCTTCTTGCTTGTCTTAATCTTTCACCTAATTTAATGTAAAACTCATTATCTTCTTCAAAGTTTTTCTTAGCTTTATTTGATAGTTTCATTGTGTTCCTTCCTTTAATTTAGAGTATAGAATCCCTTAAGTTTTTATGCAACTTTTTATATATACTTAATTAAGTATATAAAAATCTAGCATCTTTGTTCTCTGCTTCAACAATTCTTCGGAATAATTGATTGTATTCCTTAAATGCTTTCAGAGTATGTACGCATTGCCTTCCCTTATCTTTAGCAGCATAAACTTTTTTATGTGCCTTATCTAGCTTTGCATACAATCTAACATTGCTATTTCTTAAGCTCATCATTCTCCTCACCAATAAGTTTTATGTTTGCACTAATAAGTTTGTTATCGGTGATATTTGCTTTTGCAAACTCACTAGGCATTTTTTGATTATGTGCTTTTTGTGTAGCTTCTTCAACACTAGCACCATCAAAAATTTCTTCAAAATCAACTGCTAATTCTAAACTTGATCTTTTTAAAACTTTAACCATTTAAAACTATATTTCTGCTATAACCTGAGTATTCTCTTTTAATTTCATTTCTCTGTTCTAGCTTTTCAATTAGCGAACTGATTGAATTTTTACTTTTGTAACCCATTTCATTAGCCATTTCTAAAAATGTTGGCATATATCCATGTTTTGTACTATAATTTTTTAAATATTGCAATAGTTTGAGCATTTTAGGAGTCATAGGTCTTTTACCTCTTTTTTTGTTCATTTATTACTAACCTCCTTAATAATTCTGCATAGCCATTTATGTCATCAAAGCTATCTTTTTTATAATTATTTGATTGCATAACTCTCCATAGTTTTAAAAAAATCATAAAAATACCAAATAATTTTAAAGGTACTTTGACCTCAACATTATTGTAAACTGATAAATATTTTTCTAAAATTCCTGACATAACATAAGAGGTATGATCGAATTCTCCATAATCATTTTGTTTTTGTTTTAATAATCTTTCTATCTCACTTATAAATTTTATATTATCTGACATATTTTCCTTCACTATCTTTACAGTAATGAGCTATCACATTTTGATTTTTATATTTAGTTAGCACCCAAACTTCTCCGTTGCCTTCTTTGTAATTTGGGTTCTCAACATATTTAACATTTTTTTCATACATTTCATCACAAGTGATGGGTAGTAAAGAATATGCAAAAGGTATTTTTTCATATTTTAAACCACCCTCACCTGAGTATATAACTAAAATTAAAAAAACTACTTTCACTAATTAGAAAGGAATTTCTTTGCTTTGAGGTTTATCTTGTTTAGGTCTAGGTTCATTCTTGTAACCAGATAAAATATTACCTGATTCATTAATCCAACCGATTAAACCTTTATGTCCACCAGCTTCAGAGTAATTCATTTCGCCAGTAAACTTTCCATCATCGTTCTTAAACAATACACCTACTTGAGCATATATTTTTAAAAATTTCGTATTACCATCTTTAGATGAACCTTTGACACCAAGTATTGTACCCTTGTTACCATTATCTAAATTTACATTTCCTGAGAAATCAATTCTGATGGCTTTTTCATTGTTGGCATCATAAGGAAATAAAACGAAATCCTTTTGCTTACCACTACCATTGTTGTTTGACATTCTGTCCTCCATTTTTTTTTATTGATTGTTGTTGTGATTCAAAATCTTTTTCTATTGAATCATTTTGTTTCTTCCAATCGGAATACAAAGCAGTCAACTTAGTTTCGGTTGTTTGCTTTTTAATTGTATCTTTAATTGAAACTTGTTTAGTTGTACTTTGGTTATTCAAAGCATTTACTAATTCTTCTGCACTAGCATATTCTGAACCTGATAGACCAAATGCAGCTATGCAACGACCTAAAGCTGAACTTGAACAATTTTCTAATGCACTTGTTTTATTTATGAAATTAGCATTTCTATGTTCTTCTGCATGACCAACAGCATAAATAGTATCAGAAATATATAGTTCGGTCTTGACCACAACTCTCTCATTATCATGAAATAATATTTCTTCATTAAATCTAGCTTCAGGAAAATATTGTAAAAGATGTCTATGTCTTTCATTAACAGTTGAATATTTTTTACCTTTAATATCAACAGTTGGAATATTTTTTGCACTTATTAAACACACCTTTCGTCTTTCTTTAAATCCTCCTTTACTTTTTTCTTCTGTTGTCTGTGGCTTTAGTTTCATTGTTTCCTTTCTTTTGTTGTATTTTTTGATTTTCTTTAATTTGGTCTATATCTTTCTGTGCTTTAGCTTCTAAATAACTTTTATTCTTAGCAATCATTTGATCTTTTAACTTCAATAAATCTAACTCTTTATTTAGTCTTGATATTTCATCATCTCTAGCATGAAGTTGTTCTATATGTTTTTTTTCATTATTTTCATAAGCTCTAATTTTAGTTTGCATTTTTGCAAGTTCCATCATTACAGTATCTGTCATTTTTTTCCTTTCATTACTTCTTCAAATGTTAATTTATGAACAATAATATCCTGTACTGCCTGACCTACTATTGCTCCTATATCCATGTTTAAATTTGAGGCCAGTGCTTTTCTTTCTTTAGCGGTTAAAATTATATAATCATTAAACCAAATATCCATACTTTTAGATAGTTGACTTGGACTTAAATGATCTGCTGTAAAAGCTCCACCTTCTTCTTTTTTAGTCCACTCTTTTCCAATTGTTTTCATAGATTCTATTTATTAATTAATACAAAAAGTGTCAATAAATTATACAAATTAAATTCAATTTGTGGGTTCATTATCAAATATTATTGTAGCATTAAAACTAAAAGATATTCTTTCATTATCTTTATCATCTGTATTAAATGGGTAAACGACATGAGATAGTGAATTTGGGAATAATATCCAATCCCTAACCTCTGGCATAACTCTATAAGAATTATTATTAAACATATTTTCAGATCCTTCTATAAATTCTGTATGGCCTGAAAAATTATTATGTTCTTTTGCATTGGTTGTTGAAATCATTTTAGGAATTTTTAAATAACCTACGCAGCTTAAATGATAATTACCATGCACATATTCTGTGTGGGTATGGCAAGGGTTATAATCGCCAGGTTTTGATACTACATACCAAGCAGAATTAATTAAAATAGATTTAATTTTATGATTTATATGATTTTTTACATAAGTATTTATAATTGGATCAAAGAATTTTTGTTTCCATTTTTGCATAATTTCTGGTGATATTAAATACTCTGAATCTACATGACCAACTAACTTTCTAGACCAATCATGGTTCTTTTGTTTTTCTTTATCTTGTCTTATTTGTTTTAAATCATTTTGAAAGTCTTTCATTAATTCTAATGGCATAACTGCTTTAGCAAGTGTTGAACCAAAAGGTTTAAATAATTTAAAATTTATCTTGTCCGACATTTTCCTCCATTGTTTTTAGTTCTTTTATTTCAATTTTGTATGCAGCAGGTCTATCCTGGTAGCCAAAATTAGATAGCTTTTCTGGTGGTAGATCATCATTATAAATAAATGAACCCATGATACTAAAATTAAAATCCTTATCATTATCTTTAATTATCAAAAAATAATTTCCTTTCTTTTCTCCAGGTCTTATTAGTAAAAAATTATATGATTTCTTTTCTTGGGTTCTTATCTCTATATTGTTTTGAAAGTCTGAGTCTGAATAAAATTGGTTATCATCACTATAAGAACCATTGTAAAAACTATTAGTTGCCTTTGCATAAGCAACCTCTCCTAAAGCTCCCAATATCCCATCTGTTAGTTGTGATTTAATTCCTTTGGTGTAACCATAAGAAAAGGTTTTACCCATTTTTAAATTGCCTATATATCTCTTTGATGCAATATTTAAGGCCAGTTCTACTTCGTTAGGTTCTAGTTTTATTTTTATCATTTCTGACTTGATCTAATTGTTTAACTCTTTTTTCATATTCTTCAATGCTTTCACCAGAGAAATATTTAAACCAGCAATCGCAACAAAAATTTTTGCCTTTTTCAACTACATCTGCTTTCATTTTACACTTACAGCAGATACGATAATCACCATACATATTCATTAATTAGTTGATAAATAAAAAATCCATAGAGCTATCTCTACTGCGATAATTGTTTCAAGCATAATATTTGATCCTTTTTTTTTAGGTTTTTAATTCTATTCCAAGTAACACCATTGATAGACCTAGATCCCTCAATGATGTTCTTAAAAGTTTGTATGGCTAATTTTTCTATATTTAGCTTAATTAAGAGTTTGTCTTTTTCTTTCATTTATATTCTTTTTTAATTGGTCTAATTTCTTTCTCCAAAGCTCTTGCCAACCTTTAGGACAGTTCCATTTCATATATTCTAAGTTCTTTATTCTCCTTTTATCCCTTAAAGCTATATTAAAATCATAGATCAAAGGCAAACCAAATTTATTTCTTATCATTTTCTCTCCTTATTTATTTTATAAAAGCCATCAGCTTCTTCACAAAAAATAAATTCAAATGATTTATTATTTTCTGTGCAAAAGTCGTCAAGCATTTCACTATCTGTAGTCCAATCACCAGAGTTATAGTCTTCCCATTTTTTGCCAGTCTTTTTTTCTACCCATTGTCTATATTCAGGATCATGTTCGCCATAACCCCAATCATTCCCAAAAAATCCATAATGGGAAATAGTTTTGTTTACTTTTATTGTTGCTGTTTCCATAATTATTTATCCTTTGTTAAGCTATTAAAATAATCCTCTGGTAATTCCAGAGTTTCTTCCTCTGTCTGTCTTATTGGCTTTGATACTTTTGGCATAAGTCCAAGTTCATCGAAACCAATAAAACTAAACATCTTACGATCTTTGAAAGTCTTGCTAAAAAGATTGAATAAATTAAAATCTTTGTTTTTCATGTTTCCTTTCATAATTAATTACCAATATATTTATTATTTTTTAATAACCATTCTTTTATTTCAAAAGTTTCAAGCCCTAAAATTACATTTGCCATGAAAGACCAATAGTTATCAATAACTTTAGCTTTTAACTTTTCGCTTGGGTTCTCATCAATAGATCCCATTTTAATTGCTAAAGGCACTATTGAGTCATTCCAATATTCGATGTCTAAAGCTAAACCTTGTAACCATTCTGTCATGGCTTTGAACTTTCCAACTCTTTCAATATTCCAACCATATTCTGAATAGAATCTATCAAAAATATATTTGATTTTTTCTGCATCTGTTTTGATTGGATTACCTTCTGAGTCTTCTTCTATAGTTGATAGAATATAATTTTTATAATTCTTTTTATATTCTGTATGATGTAGTTTAGTCATGTTTCTTTCCTTTTGTTGATTTGTTAAACATACTAAATTTATACAGATTTTGTTCTATATTGCAAGTGTTAAAAGCTAAGAGTGAATAAAAATATATGTTCGCTAAATGTTCTTATTGATTACCCAAAATTTGACATATAGAAGGTCTAGCAAGGAAGGAATAAAAGAAGATGGAAAAAGTCAAAAAAGGGTTCGCCATGATCCCAAACCAGCTCATATATGATGAAAATATAGGAAATGAGGCAAAAGTGCTATTTTGCTATATTCGGAGTCTTTCGGAGAATTATAGAAACCTCAGAAACTCTAATTTATGTCAAAAATTAGGCTGTTCTGTTAATACCTTACAAAAAGCCAAGAAAGAGCTTATTGATAATGGCTATCTAGTTATCAACAGATTATCCTCTGCAAATAAGTATTTATTGAGACTACCCAAAAATAGGGTAGTCAGGGTGTCAAAATTTAAGCAATCAGACTACCCAAAATTTGGGCAGTATTTAGAGAGTAATAACAATAATAATAATAACAATAATAATAAGAAAAAGTTTAAAGGTTTTAAGAAATGAATGAAGATGAATATTACTATAATAATGAACCCCTTCAATTAAGTTATAAGAACACCTACACCCCCCCTGAGAAGATTGAAATAGTTTTACAGATAGAGAGTGATTTTAATTCAGGGATGCTCTCTGCCAATCAGATGCGTTGGATAGTCAACAATCTTAAATTTGGTGCTTGGACAGTTCAAAATATTATAGATAAAATGATGTTTAATAATAAGATAAAGATTAACCCTATTACCCTTGATAATAGAACATTTAAAAAGAAACCTACTCCTTTTGATTTGTAAACTACTATATATTGTGTTAATAGATTATTAGACTACAAGCTCCCTTGCGTTAGTCTAAATAAGTTAATTAACTAGACCTGGTAAGTGCTATTCTTTCCTTTCTTTCTTGCCTTGCCAGGTCGTTTAACAATAGAATTAAAATGGCTGGAAGACCTAGAAAACTAAATAAAAAATTAGAAGAACAGATCCTTGAATTAATTGCAGATGGTTTAACTATCAGACAAATATTTGATAAACCTGAAGTTAATTACACTTGGTCAAGTTTCAGAAAAGAGTTAATCAACTCTGAAGATCTTATGGTGCGTTATAATCAAGCTAAACAATTAGCAATTGATTTAGAGCTTAGTAGTCTAAAAGATAAAAGGTTGGATCTTGAGGCTAAAATTGAGTCTGGTGAGATTGATGGCAAAGCAGGTCAGAATTTAGTTAATCTTTATAAAATAATTGTTGCCAGTTCTCAATGGTCTGCAAGTAAAATACAACCAAAAAAATTTGGTAAAGCTGCCGAAACTTTATCAATTAAGTCTGATAATACGCAACCTTTGTCAATATCTTGGTCAAAACCTTGAATTAATTATGAATATTTACTTTGTTAAACCTTCTAAAAGTGTTGATTTTATTGATAGTGTGGTAAAAATAACACACATAAAAAGCAAATGTTATACATGAGTGTTGCAAAAATATCACACAATTACTTAGAAAGGTTCTAAACTGGTGATAACGCAGTATTATCGGAAATTATTAACGATAACGATTAACTTATCATTATAAAATTTGTGGTTGTAATAACTGAATTATGAAGAACAAATAGCGAACATAGGGGGTTTTAAAAGTGCGATACCCACTTTTTGCGTTACTGACTAAAATAAAATTGATACAAGGCATAAACAAATGGATGATACTTTTCTAAAAACAATAATCTTCATTATGAAAGATAAGAAAACAAAGAAACCAATTGTGATTACACACTTTCAAGGTTTTCAAGATGAGGCTGAAGCTAACGACTTTTCAGATTTTCTTAGAACACAATTTATTTTGCCTAGCGATTATCCTGATTCAAATGAAACAATTCATTAAGGGGGGTTTTGTTTTAAAATGAAACAAATTGTTATTCCTTATTCACCAAGAGATATTCAAAATTTTTTGCATAAAAAATGCGATAAGAACCGATTTAATGTAGTAATTGTCCACAGGAGAGGAGGCAAAACAGTTTTTGCTATAAACCATTTAATCAAAGCTGCTCTGACATCAACAAAACCTTATCCAAGATATGCCTTTATAAGTCCTTACAGGTTGCAAGGTAAATCTACTGCTTGGGATTACATGAAACAATTTTCTGCCACAATTCCAGGAGTTAAATTTAATGAGTCAGAACTAAGGGTGGACTTTTCTATAAACAATTCAAGAATACAAATCTTAGGTGGTGAGAATAGTGCTGCTATCAGAGGTCAGTATTTTGATGGTATAGTTTGCGATGAAACACAAAACCTTTCGCCAGACCTCTTTGATACCATTTTAAGACCATGCTTATCGGACAGAAAAGGCTTCGCTATCTTTATCGGAACTCCGATGGGAAGAAATTGGTTCTACGAACTACATGAAAAAGCAAAGACTAGCAAAGATTGGTTTACCAAAGTATTTAGAGCTAGTGAAACAAAGATCATAGCTCAAGATGAATTAGATGCTGCTAAACAAACAATGTCGCCTGAGAGTTACGAACAAGAATTTGAGTGTTCATTTCAAGCTGGAATTAGCGGTTCTTACTTTGGATCTATAATCGAAGAATTAGAGGAGTCTGGCGA